CTCATACGCTTGAAAGGGAACTTTAATAACAACGCCTTCTTTCATAAAGATAAGCACGCCTTTAGATGCGCCTTGGTCAAAGTCAAACTCAAACCCCGCAGAGGCGAGAGGATCTACTACACGAGTTTCCCAATCAAGGCTATTCAGTTCTTTATTATTTTGCGCCAAGTCGCAATGTTGGATCATTGCAGCGAGAATATCGTGCGGTTTGACCATTCTTAATTTCTCCTTTGATTTTCTTTACATATATATTATATCATATTTTTTATGTAAAATCAAAGGGAGAGCGCAGCTCTCCCTTTGGGATCAGGGTAACTCGATTAGAGGTTTATCGGAATAGATATTGGGAACAAAGATACCAACCCAAAAATTCTTTTCCCAGTGCTGTTTAGTGCGGATCCGCGCGTTATATGCGGCAACCGCATCCATAACCTCTTTGCTACCTGTTGTATCACCAATCTCATTTGTGAAATATAGATGCTCTACCTGATAAACAAGAGTGTTGTATTCTTCTTGCAACTCGTTATCAGTTGACACGCTGCAAGCATAAGAGATAGGCAGCGCGAGAAGCATAATGATTGCGATAATCAATAGAATGACGGTGATGATAGCAAAAACTCCCCCGATACCGTTGTATTTGTGATATTTGTCATAAGCCGCTTCTCGCTCTTGCCGCAAAGATGCTCGCTCTTCTGGAGTGAGTGAGCGTTGCGGATAATAATCCAAGGCGTGATCCGCCTCATTGTACTTCTGTTTCCATTTTTCATACTTGCTATCAAAGATGCCGTAGCAAAGAAACGCCAAAAGCGTCAAACCGAGTGTGAGCCAAAATAACATATTATCTTCCTCCTTTAGCGGGCGAAATCGCCATTTTCATATTTTCTGTTTTGTTCTTCGATTGTCTGGCTGACATAAAGAGTATGGTTGCACCACGGGCAGCGCACATATTTGAAAACGCCACCGCGTGATTGCTCGCGTTCTATTACTTCATCTTCATTGAAGAGAAACTGACATCCGCAACAGCGGCAAGCGTGTTCGTATTCGCGCTTACGAAAAGCGCCTTCTTTTATAATAGTCATGCGATCGCCGCCTCCACCTTTCTGATGATTTCTCTCTCCTCAGCCGCAGTCAAATCAGTCAAGCCATAGTGCTTAAACACCATTGCCTGTATCTTTTCATCATTGATGTCATAGTCATCATGGAAAAGGCTAACAAAGTAGTTCACTGCGTTGTCAATGTCCTGTTGGCGCTGCATAACAGACAGCGTGAATGGATTGGGATTACTGGGATCAAACATTTTATACCTCCTGAGTAACCATAATGGCAAGGGTTTCGTAAAAAGCGGGTGCGGAAATGTTGTCAAAGAACTCGGGGAAGTCGTTCAACCACTTGACGGTTGCCGCCTGTGATACTGCATCAAGGACTTCCGCCATCGTATCCTTATTACCTACCTCTTGCTTGATATACACGGGGTAGAGGAAGTGAGGGGAGTGAACTGCGAAACGATAAGTTTTCTGTTTCATTGGCATTATTTCCTTTCGTTTTATTACATATATATTATATCATATTTTTTTATAAAAATCAATGGCGGCACATGAACGCAGTGAGGGGTTGACAAAAGAAAATAATTATATTATAATATAAGTAAATAAGTGTATAAGGAGAATAAGGATATGGATTTAATGGCTTGGTTATTAATCATCGCCGCAATAGCAATAGGTTATCTCTATTGGGATAAGCTGCGCGAGTGTAATAAATTAGAGAGAATGATTATTCAACAAGAGGAAGATGGCGAGTATTATTTTGCTATGGGCATCTTCGTGCGGCAAGCGGAGCTTGATGGAGAATCGATAGCAGATGAAATCGTCGAAGAGCTGTCCACGAAGTGGGAGTGTACCATCGATCGCCGCGTTCATAAATGGGGGCAAGAATTGACTGCGCCCAATGGCTATAGGATCTATGTATGTGATCCTGATGTTGCCATTCCGAATATTAAAATTAGCCAGTTGTTTATTGGCGATAACTTATCTGTTGATCAAGTTCTGCAGATTATGTCTAAGTTTAGCGGACAGATAGCAGAGGTTCATTTGTATGAAACCAAGGAGATAAAGTGCGGCGATAAGTGATGGATTGCCGCCTTTGCTTAAAAAAGCACTTTCCGACAAAATTGCGAAAAGTTTCCGAATATTCGTGGAAACTTTGGAAATATTATAATAAATCCCGATAAATTATCGGTAAAATATATTAAGGAGGTCTGTTATGACACTAAAAGAAGTTGCTTTGCTTCTTGGTTATAGCGAACAGACTCTGAAAGATCAATTTCCCAAGACACAAGAGAACCTAAAGAAAAAAGGAATACTTCTTATGAAATGGGGTCGAGGCAAAGATGCTACTTATGAAGTAGAATATCCTGCTCTTGATGAATTAGAATTGATGGAAGACGAGGACTAACACTATGGATACCAAGACAAGACACGAAAATGATTATGTATTTGTTTACAAGAAAAGTTATGCGATGGAGTTAATCGCAAAAGGGCATATGTTGTTTACTACTATGCCTAATCCGCAAAAGCCAAATCTAATGATGTGGGTATTTATTCGGACCCCGGCATTTACAGCTGACTTTGATGCATTATTGGGAGGAGGTCGCCGCAATGATTAAAGAGTTTAAAGATAATGAAATTAGACCTAGTGGTATTATCAATAGAGGTATGTTTGAGCAAGTTAAAATGCTTTATCAAGACAATCCTGAAATTGGCGGAGAGTTGGCTGTTAGCTTAATGGAATTTATATTGACGGGTGATTTTAGCAGTGATAACTTTATGGTTAAGTTCGCTATGGCTAATCATAAAGAGGTAGTTGTGAAGAATCAGGAGAGATATGATGCGAAGAAAGAGGCTAAGCAAGAAGCGATTGAGAGTAGTTTGAGAGAGATTGCGGAGCTCCTTAACGCAGGAATGAAGCAAGTAGATATTGCGCGGAAGTTGAATATGCAGCCGCCCAATGTTTCCAAAAAAGTTGCCAAAATTAGGAAAGAATTTCCATGGCTGCTACAGGCGGAAGATTCCAAAAAAGTTTCCACGGAAAGAAATTTGGAAACTTTAGGAAATGTTTCCAAAGTTGCCAACTTGCCTGAAGAGGCGGAAACTGAGGAAATTGTTGCCGAAAATTTGGAAAGTTCTATTGGATTAGGAAATATTTCCAAAGTTTCCAATGTTGCGGAAATTTCCGGAAATGTGGAAAGTCAGGAAAGTTCTTTGGAAACTTCTGTTGATTTGGAAATAGTTTCCAAGTTTCCAAGTTTCCAAAATTTCCACCATGTAAATTATAATGTAAATGATAATGTAAATGTAAATGGGTCGGGAAACCCTTCGGGTGTTCCCTCCAGTGGGGGTGAACCCCCACACCCCCCAACGGCTTCGCCGGTAGTGGAGAGTAAGTATAGAAGAAAATTTGAATTCTGAGGAGGAGAGAAATGGCAAAGATAGAGTATAGACCGGGGAGTGTGGAGTTCTACGCACCGGATACCTTTGAGAGAGATAGTTTGAATTGCTGCTATACCGCGAGTAACAATGCGGTTGCCGCGGTGAAGGGAGATTATGTGTTGACGAATGACTGCGATAAAGTTTTGATGACTCTTGCAGATACTGCGAATACAGCGTATGGAACGGCAAATATATGTGTGAGTGGAGTGAATACAGTAACAGACAGAATTGAGGAATTGGAAGAGAAGATAAAGGGCTTAGAGTTGGCTATTGCGAAGAGTAAGGTAGATGAGGAAGTGAAGAAGATGGGTAGAATGGATAGATTGAGGGCAGAGTTAAAGACTTTGTGCTATTGATGATGTGGTAGAAGGCTGCGCAAACCTGTGGAGTTAAGGGGTTAAGAGTATTGCTCTTCCTCTTGACTCACAAGGATGAAAAAGAATGGACCCCTGAATGTTTTACCTCTTGGATGTCTATGAGTTATTAGACAGGAAGGGTAAATTGGAGAGATGGGGTAAGGGAATTATGCGTGAATGGGTTAGTGAGAGTTGAGGGAGAGAGGATTTATATAAATCGTATAAAGAAATAACAAAATAAAGAGAGGGATGGTAAGGTGCGTGCACCGGGTCTAGATCAACACCACCTCTCCTACCCTCGTCATCGTTATCCTTAATAGCATAAAAAAAAGAGAGGCCTAGCCTCTCTTTTCTTATTGTAGACCTTTCAAAAATCCTTTAATAAGCTCGTCAAAGGAGCTTGGGTCTAGGTTCGCCGCAACCTTAAAAGTCTTATCCTCTTTACTCTTGCTCTTGCCGCCAAAAGCATCAAGTAAATTTGCCGCGGTCTTAGCCATATTGAACATAGTCTCGATCTCCGCTTCGCTATCCTTGAGCATAGCTTCTAGCTCTTGCACATCTTCATCCTTAATCTCCATATCCGGCGCGAATGCCTCGCTATAAGCGACAATGGCATTGATAAGGTGGGCGCGGGCCTCGTTCAAGAGCGCGGACTTAGCTTCAGCTTCCTCGGCTGCCGCCTTCTCTTTTTCCTCTTGCGCCAAACGCGCATCTGCTGCGGCGGTTTCCGCCTTGAACATATTGAAGATTTCCTCTTGGGTCATGCCTTTCTTCTTCATTTCATAAATATCCATTGGTAATTCCTCCGTATTCTTCTATTGTTAATTATAGTATAATATATTTTTTAATAAAAGTAAAATAAAGGGCGCGGGCCTCGGTCCAAGATCCGTAAGCTGACCCCCGCGCATTCAAAGTAAAATTTTCTTTTCAGTCTGGCTTGCTCTTGTAAATTTAGTAGAGGCAATATTTGCCAATTTTTAAGGTCTAACTTGCCTGTTTCGAGTAAGTCTTCATTTTTAATACAAAAATCCTAGAAATTGGCGCGCGCCGCAAAAGTCTTTTTTTTTAATAGTATAACATATTTTTTTATAAATTTCAATTGAGGAGCCTTGAGCTGCACGGCCGCGTCTTTATAAAATTTAAAGGGCCTCCGGCTTGCTCTTGAAAAACATCAATGAGAGCTAGAACAATTGAATTTGCCTCGAAATATACCCCTCTCGATAAAATCCTCATTTTTAATACTCGGACCCTACAATTGAGGGATTTCGCGGTATGGGGCTAAAATGAAACATTCAGAATCAAAATCGCATATGCATGGGCCTAGGGCGGGTAGCGGCAGCCATCGAACGCTGGCGGGCCGCGCAAAGAATATGCCAAGCGGTATGGACCTAGCCCTGCGCGAGGTTAGTTGCGGGAAAACGCAGAACTGAATTTCAATCAATCATTTGCAAATTCGCATATGTAGAAGGGAACTGGATGCGGGAAACGGCAGCTGGCGATAGCCAGCGAGCCGGCAAAATGCACAAAAATGATTGAATTCTGCACATTTTTTTGGTTATTTTGCACAAAGCTGTCCAAAATGCAGAAAAAACCGCGCATTTCCGCGCGGTTTTTGTGTTATTTTTGCTTAAAGGCACTCATTAAATGCCATTTCATTGCCGTTTTCATCGTAATCTACGCCCTCATAGGCATAGCCGCGATAGGTCAGGTCGTGATACTCGTCCCATACGGCTTCGCAATCGTGGCATACATACTGCTGGCGAATGCTATCGCTATCCCATTCATAGTCGGTGCATTCGCAATCGTTGCCCCCACACTTGGGGCAAATATAGACTTCCTTCTTCATTTTCTCTTCCCCTTTTCCGTTATGATTTCGTTTTGCCAGTCCACAAGCAAATCGCCCTCGCGGTCATACTCGCGGTGGTTGTGGGTGTAGCCGTCATAGTCAAGGACATAGGCTTCGTGCCATACTGCCTTGCAAGTGGGGCACTCCATCATTATGACCAATAGGTCTTTGGTTTCGCCCTTTGCGGTTAAACCCTCATAAATGGATTTGTCAAGGCTCACACCCTCGGCAATTCCGCACTTGGGGCATATATACTTTTTATTTTTCATAATGTTCTCCTATGGGGCAAGGCATTACGCCTTGCCCTTTTCTTTGGGCGGTCTTTGACGGATAAGGTCAAGTTTGTAGGTGTCCGCACCGATGCGGAAAGTGATGAGTTTTCCGCTATTGACCACAACAATGTCCTCTGCGTTGAGTGTCGGCAACATCTCCGCTACTGCCTTTATGATGCCCTCTTTCGTGGGGTCATCCTTTTTCACACGCTCTCTCTGCGTTTTCGGTTTATACTCCGCGCGGGCTTGGTGTACTGTTGCGGTTACGCGGTTTTCCTTTGCCTTTTGGCACAGGGCTTCCTGTTCGGCATTGACCTCATACCCCTCGTCCTCAAGCCACATTTGGATTGCTTCGCGTTGGGTCAGCCCCAACATCTTGCGGTATGTGGCTATGGTGTTATCGGGGATATTGACGCGCTTGCCACCTTTGAGTTCATAAAGCATATCGGTATTCGCTCCTTCCTTTTTATTACATATATATTATACCATAAAGTTGTGAACACCGTATGAACAAATTGTGAACATTTTGTGAACTTTATGGGGAGGGGGCTTATAGCCCCCTCATATTAGGCGAGGGAGAAAGTGGAAACTTTCTTTTCCACCGACTTGATGACCTCACCGCTTGCGACCATCTTGCCAAGCATAGCGGTCACCTTTTGAACGGTGATGTCGGGGTAATCTGCGACCAGTGCCTTATGCACCTCGCTTGCGCGCTTGCCACCGTTTGCAAGCACCTCGGAGATTGCGATGAAATACTTTTCATCGGCTTCGGCTTTCTTTGCGTTTGCGCTACCGCGCTTTGCATCTGCCTGTGCGATTTTCTTTTCGCACCACGCGACCACCTCGGCATCGTTCGCCATAGCGGAGATAATGCGGTTGAGAATGTCTTTGGAAGTAACCTTTTCGTTTGCCATAGTGTTGTACCTTTCCTTTCATAGATAGAAGATTGATTTGTGGATTGCGGTTTGGGAGAGCCGTACGCTCTCTCCCTCTCTGCTCTTATATTATACCATACTTTGAGCCGTTTGTCAAGGGGTTTTTGAAAAGTTTTTCAAATTTTTTTTCGCACCGCCTTGCGCTTGCGCTCTCTGTCTTGGTACATTTATATTATACCACAAACGGACGCGGATTGCAAGAGCAATACTGCACAAAATTTAGGTTGTTTTGTGGGAATTTTTTGTGCAAAATGCCGAGCGAGGTTTGCGCGGAAAAAGTTAGGTAAGGCTAACACCACGCGCAAATCGGCTCTGGAGCGACCGCTCCAGAGCCGGCAAATAAAAAAGGCGCGAGCCGTCGCTCACGCCTTTCCCGCGCGGTTGTGATGGCGTGATAGCCACCACGATAGACGGAGCAGGGGGTTTCACCCTCACACTCTCTCCCGGTGGCCGCCGTCGCGGTCGGGGGCGATTTCCTTTTTAATCTATCCGTCTATGTAGAGGGGCTTACGCCCCTCTGTGGGTGGATTACTCGGCATCCTCACCCTCGCCATCAACCCCAAAGTTGAGGGCGAAAGTGGACACCTTCTTCTCCACGGTCTTGGTTACGCGCTTTGCCGCAACCATCTTGGTGAGCATAGCCGTGACCTTCTGAATGGTCAGACCATCCATATCCTTTGCAAGCGCATTGAATACCTCGGTGGCGCGCTTGCCCTTGCCATCCGCGAGAACATCCGCAATCGCGTCAAAGAACTTCTCGTCCTCTGCGTTCTTCTTGGAGTTGGCGGAAATCGCCTTCTTCTCCAACTTTGCGATGCGCTCCTCGCAGAACTTGATGAGGTCATCGTGACCGCCGATTTCCTCGAACACGGAAATCATCTTGCCGAACTGCTCCTTCTAAGTGGGTGCCTTTGCCTTTACAACAGTAGCCATAGTAGTGTACCTTCCTTTTCTTATTTTTTTTATTGTCAGCGGCTCTCGCCTTACTGCTCTTATATTATACCACATTCCGTGGGGTTTGTCAAGAGGTTTTGCGAAAAATTTTTATTTTTTTCGCGCCCTTTGTGGGGGAGAGGGATTAACCCTCTCCCTTGATGGTGAATTTGATACCGCTATCGTTGGGGAGTTTGCGCTTGTTGGTATAGGGGAAGATATGCTCCTCGCCATCTGCGGAAACTACCTTAAACTCGCGCATAAGGTTGCGCGGAATGGAGCGATATACCTTGTAGTCGGTGTTCCACTCTGCGCCATTGATGATACAATAGTGCAGAATATCCAACTCAATCTCGGCATCCGCAAGGGCGGTGTGCGCTTCATCAAACTCTGCGTTCTGCGAGAGGAAACGATATACACTCTCTGCGGTGGTGGCAAAATTGCCACTTTCGGTGAACAGTTTATGCTTTTCGCAAAACTCTTGGTATGCGGTTTGGAAAGCGATAAACTTGTGGACATATCCGCGAATATCGTGGATTTTCACATTATCAAGCGGATTTGGGGTATGATGCCACTCGGCATTGAACGCGAATACGCGCTTGTCAAAGTCGCTATTGAACGCATAGGCATCAGTAATGCCGAACTGTTCAATATCACTTGCGACCTTTGCCGCTACCCATTCCCATTTATGCTTGGTCATAAGGCGGTTAGCAAGCATATCCTCATAGCGCGCTCTCTTGTCCGCATAATATGCGGTGGAAAAGAGCATCATATTGTTCCATACATCGGTGACGATATAGGAACGCTTTGCGACTATAACCTCTCGCTCGGTGTCAAACACACAGTAGCCGAGGTCATAGCAGAACGGCTTTTCAAGATTAGCCGTTTCGGTGTCAAAGACCATAATGTTCATCGGGGGTGTTTTCCTCTCTTTCTACCATAGGGGGTAGCCCTCGCTCCCCACTCGGTACTTATATTATACCACATCTTGTGGCTTTTGTCAAGGGGTTTTTCAAAAGTTTTTTGAAAAATTTTTTCGAGCCTTGCAAGGTGGCTTTTTCAAACGAAGCACGAAGCAACTACCGAAGCCCTCGCCCCTTGACATTTATAATTATACCACAAATGCGGGAAAATTGCAATAGGCAAATTGCACAAAGTTTTGCACAAAAATTTGTGCAAATTACCACTTGACAGGCAAAACGGCTCGTGGCGCAGGACCACGAGCCGGCAAAAAGAGGGCGATTACTCGCCCTCAATTTCCTTCCAGTACTCCTCTTCCTCTTCGTTGGAGTTGATGTCAAGATAGACAATGTCGTCTTCTGCCGTAACCTCGCCAACCGTGCGGTAGTAGGCATCAATTTCATCTGTATCATTGTTGGGAACAAGGACAATATTGTTACCTTTTCCTTCTCCCATCAATTTGGTGAAAAACGCGTGCATCTCTTTTACAGTATAAACTTTCATTTTTCATTCTCCTTTATGTTTTTATGTAGAGGGCGTTTCCGCCCTCAATCATCCTCGTTGCGGATGGCATACTCTGCCGTGCGCACCATTGCGCGCACAAGTTTACTGTCTGCATCTTTGGGGAGAACAAGGTATGCGATGGGTTGACATTGGTCACGGATGGGCACGACATAGTGGTCACCAATCTCCATTGCGCTCGTTGCGCAAGTTTCGAGGTGTTTGGGGAAAGAAGGGTTGTTTCGTCTGTTGACGAACAACAGTTCATCACTCTCGTTATAGAGAGCCACCGCATCTTCGCCAAACTCCATAGCCGCGCTACCATACAGTGCTTTGAGAATGGATTTGATGTTCTTTTCCTCGGTCACCATATGCTTCTTGAAGCAGACATACTTGCCATCCTCGCTCATATAGATTTCAAGGGGGTCGCCCTCGCGGATATGGAAATTTCTGCGGATTTCCTTAGGGATAACCACGCGACCGAGGTCATCAATTCTGCGAACAATTCCAGTTGCTTTCATAGTAAATACCTTCCTTTATGTTGTTATGTATGAGGGGCATTAAAGCCCCTCTTTGATAAGGCGGAACAGGTCAAACAGACCATCGGCATCAACCGCGATACCGCCATTGTTCACCCACTCTCTGCGGTTGCGCTCCTCATCATCGACAAGGAAGCCGAAGCCCTCTGCCACGGTATATTTGGGAGTGCCGTATGCGAGAATGTGGATTTCGTCAAACTCAACCGAGGGCAGGTGCTTTGCCAACCACTTGCGCTTGACCTCTGCGACCTCTGCGTTATAGGCATCGGTTGCGTTCTTGGCAAGCCACGAGAGGACACAGACCTTAACCCCTTGCTTGCGGAGAGCGTTGATATAGCGCGCCATCGTAGCCATATGCACCATCGGCTTGGCTTGCGCGTAGGGGGTTGCGATGTGGTTTTCAAGCATTTCGCGCCAACCCTCAACCGCGTAGAGGTCAGCGAAAGTTCCGTCCATATCAAGGTAAATGCGGATTTCGTTCATAGTATGTTCTCCTTTTCCTTTGGTACTTATATTATACCATACTTTTGGTGGTTTGTCAAGAGGGTTTTCAAAAAAAGTTGCAATCTTTTTTCAAGCAAGGGTCTGTTTCTGTTCACTACCCTTCGCGCGTTTGGGTTTCTGTGTCCTTCCTCTCCCCTCTTGACATACTAATTATACCACATTCACGGGATTTTGTCAACAGTCAAGTTGCACAAAGTTTCGCGCGGAAAATGACCGAGGTTTGGTGATAATGCACAAAACGGCACGCGGCGAGCGCCCGCGTGCCGAGCGAAAGAAAGGGCGCGGATTACTCCGCGTCCTCTTCTTCTACCTGTATTACTGCTTCTGTGGAAAAATCGCTCTCCACGGAATTGTGATACATATTTAACTTGCCCTCATTGTAGAGCATCATCACTGCATCTTTAAGGGAGCATTCTTCTTCTTCTGCGCACTCTTGCACGAGTTGGCTTTGTTCCTCATCAAGATAACAAGTGTAAGTTACTGTTGCTTCAACAGTTACCGCAAATCTTGCCATTGTTTTTTCTCCTTTATGTTTTTATGTATCGGCGTGGATTGCTCCGCGCCGATTAAAGAGCCATCATAAAATTCCACCACCAAACCATCCAGCCGATGAACAAAAGAAAACCTATAATAAGGAAAACACCTCGGCATAAATTTCTTTGGTTCTTTTTTATCTTATATTGCTTCATCTTTTGCTCATAATCTTTAAGAGCCGCTTCCCACAATTCTTTGCTTTCATAGTGTCGTGGATAGGGATAGCTGGGTCTAGAAAAGTCTGCGGCTAAATATTCCCAACACCAACCAGTTACGACAACAAATATAATTGTGCAAAATAACATCAAGATTGCCATAATTTTTACCCCCAAATCATAATGATAAGATTGTATGCGTTCATCACCCACAGTGCCACATTAAGCACCACCAAGTTGATGCGCCTTGCTTGCCAACAAAATGCCGTTGCGATGGTCGCGCCGATGAAGAACGGAATTGTCGCGTTCACGCCACAGATAACCAACACCGCGCAAAGCACATAGATAAGTGCGGTGATGTCGGTCACATCAAAGCGGTATGCGCGGTTGAGTTCAAAGTAGTTCTTAAATGCACGCATCTTCTAACACCTCGTTTCCATCGCTTTCAAAGATTGCGGCGGTTGTGAAGCCCCAACCGCAACCGCATCTGTAATAACTTATTCTCTTGATAGTCCAACCATTTTCTTCATATTCGGTTTCAAAGAGTTTAGGTTGCGCGGTGCTACCGCAGTTAGGACACTTTACCATTTTATAACTCTCCTAACTTGATAACAGAAATAATCACAAAGTCTGTTACCATATTCTCTTTGCTATTATAGTGGTCGGGCAAAGCGGCAAGCCACTCCGCAAGGTCGCGTTCGTGCCAGATAAAATTATTGCAATCGACCTCAAAGCGGTCAAGACTTGCGGAATAAAGTGTTGCAAGATAGGTCATTTTTATGTTCTCCTCTCTCTTGGTATTATTATTATACCACATTTGATTGAGTTTGTCAAGGGGTTTTATAAATTTTTTTGGAAGGTCTTATCTCCTAGAGCGTACCACGCACTTCCTCCCCTTGACAATAATATTATATCACATTTGCAGGAAATAGTCAATAGTCAAAATCACCAAAGTTTCGCTCGCAAAAATGGCGGCAACTGGTTAAATTGCACAAAACGGAGCGCGCCGACCCTGCGCGCTCCGCTCGGAACTTTAGGCAAAAATAAAAAAGCCTAGACACGAGAAATTCGGTCTAGAAATTGTGGAAGAGGTCTACTTCGCGGAAAACCGACGCTCGCACGATCGCTTGCGCCGTCCAGCGATTACTGGAAGTGTTTAATCACATCTTGTGCATTGTATTCATTTTCGTCTTTCTCCAAGATAATAATTGTTCTTTCAATTTCGGCACAGTTGCCTAAATTTTGGATGGTTGAAATAACTTTCGAAATCTCTTCCGCACAATCATTTTTTGTCCCGTCAGAATGGAAGAGTAGCCGCGCGGACTCTTTGCAAAATAACGCGTGAACCGCGAAATCCGTGGCGGCAACTGCCTCCCACTCAAGAGGGACAAGAGAAGACTCAAAAGGTGTTAGCACAAGAGCGTGGATTAAATGATACTCCATCGCTTTGACCTCCTTTTATCTCTTTGTATTATTATTATAATATAAATTTTTCAAAATGTCAAATGCGGCAGACCTAGGTTTTTCTTCCTTGACCTAGGTCTGCCGCACTTTCAAAATTCATCGTAGTGTTCAGCCGCATCTTTCTCATCCTTTGGGATAGCGCCCCAAAAGATGCCAAGCACCGCCGCAAAAATAAAGATTACCGCGATTTCCATAGTTTTCTCCTTTTGAAGGGCGATTACTCGCCCTTCTGCAATTTAAGATATTCTTTTACCATTTCGGCAACATCTACCGAACTACCGCGCGTTTGTGCCATTCTGATTTTTTCTTCAAAGGGGTGCGCCTTGCGCCATTCAAGTGCAATTTGCTCTTGTTCAAGATTGTAAGCAATACATTGTTCGTATTCTTCTTCAAAGTTGAGTTCACGGAAGCGGTCTGTCAAGGTGTCATTTTTGGTTTCACAAGTGACAATGTTGATGCTTGCCCACACCATTATCACAAAGCAAGCGACCGCGCCAACCGCGAAGCGCCAATCCCAATAGGTGTCTGCCAAACAAGCGAAAGTGAGGGTTGCGATGAACAAAGGCAACCAAAGGTACAAGCAAAAGTGTTGAAGCCACTCGTTGCGGTTAATGGCTTTTTCAGTCTGCTGGTCAACCTCTTTTGCAAAAGCCTTTTCCTCATTGTCAAAGCCATTGGTGTTGGGGTTAAAGGTCTTGTAGGTGAAGCAACGAGAGAGTGTCATTGTTCTGTTCTCCTTTTGATGTAGTGTTCAAGAAGGGCTCTGTATCTGTTGCTCCGTCACTGGCGGAATGTTTGTGTCATCCCCTCTTGACACTTATATTATATCATAAATGCAGGATTTCGTCAATAGGCAAGTTGCACAAACTTTTGGCGCGGAAATTGTGCAAGGTGCTAGGCTACAGTAAAATCGCGCCGTGGCAAACGGTCACGGCGCGGCGAGAGTTTCCTCTCAACCGCGCCGCGCGCTTAATTCATTTTGAAGATGGGGTCAATGTCAATCGGCACAGGGCAGTTCTCTCCATAGCACTCAATGGTGATGGAGTAGCGCTTCGTGCGCCAAAATTCGCGGTTCCACGGCTTGTAGTAGACAACCATAGAGATTTTGTGCTTGCTTCGGTTGTGGTCGATGGGACAGACTTTTTCAGCAAAACTGCACACCTGCTCGTTTGCGCCCTTGCGCTTTTTGAGTATTTCGATGGCTTTAGCTCGTGCCGTGGTGAAATCGGTGAAGGCGCGCTTTTCGTGATGGTAGTTGACCATAAATACAGACATTTTCATTGTTATGTTCTCCTTTTCAAAATAGATTGAGTTGAATTTTGAGCGCTTTGCTTACTCTTGCCATTTCCTCGGCGGTGGCTTCGCCCATATACTTGGACAGTCGGCACTTGTCAATGGTGCGGACTTGCTCACAGAGGATAGTGCCTTTGATGGCGCGTCCCTCAATGGGATAGAGGGTTGCGTGGGTGGGAATAGGTTTCTTGACTTGGGAGGTTATGGAGCAAACCGTGACCGTGGTGCTTCGCGCGTTGTTAATGTCATTTGACACAATCAATACAGGGCGCAAACCGCCTTGCTCGCTACCCCTTGCAGGGGAGAGGTCAGCGTAGAAAATCTGACCTCTCTTGATAGGGTTATTCATCATAGTCAAACCCCTCAACCACCTTGCGCTCGGTATGCGCCTCACAGTGGTACATAACCTCACCCGTCCAACGATTGACCACATCGCACACATCGGCGTGTCCGCAATCCACACGGATATAGCCGTATGCTTTTGCATCGTCAAGTTCCTCAAAGTCCGCCTTGTGCTTGCCATCAAGCAGTACCATAAGGTCGCAGGTTTCAATGTTCATCATAATATGTTCTCCTTTTCTTGTCGGGGTCTTACCCCTTTGACACTTATATTATACCACATTTGTGGCAGTTTGTCAAGGGGTTTTTCAAACTTTCTTTGAAAAATTTTTTATCAACAGTGAGTGGGGTTTGTTCCATTACCTTGCAAGTACCCCATATTCTTTTACTTCCTGTCCCCTTGACACTTATATTATATCACATTTTCGGGATAAATGCAATAGGCAGAATAGACAAAGTTTCGCACAAGTTTTTGTGCAAAATGCTAGCCCACCCACAAAACGGCTCGGCGCGACCCACGCCGAGCCGCTGAACAAAGAAAGGTTGGGCTTATGCCCAACCCCTCTCTTTTTTAATTTGTTCGTAGCGCTCTGCCTTTTCGCGCTCGATTTTTTCTTTATCATACACGCGACACTTGATGCCCGTGTAGCCATACTTTTTGAGGTCTGCGCCGCTCCAATAGCGCTTTGCGCATATCTTCTTGACGCCTTCCATTTGGTAGTGGCTCTTGTTCTCACAGTATGCCGCTATGCTCGGCACTTCAATGATTGCGCTGACCGCGCGATAGCCTTTGTCGCTTACGAGAGTGACCTGAATTTGTTTGCTCATTTGTTCTTACCTCTCTTTCTCTTTTTGTATGCCTTATAGATGGCACGACCGATGGGGATTGCAAGCATTGGGGAGAAGATTGCGCAGACCGCAATGGTGAGTTTTTCATCCCACGCATATTGGTCATCAATCAAAATGCAAATCCAAGTGTTAAGGAGTATCCAACCGAGAATAATTGCAAGTGCTATCATCTTATGTACCTCTCTTTCTGTACTTTTATTATATCATATTTGCTTGCTCTTATCAATAGGCATTATGCACAAAGTTTTGGGGCGGGACTTGTCAACAATAGACAAGTCCCATATCGCGCCAGCGCAACACGCTGATTTGATTGCACGCGCGCCCGACTTCCAGCGCTTCGCGCTTCGTTGCTACGCGGTGGCTTTTGTCGATATAGTAAACACCTTCGCTGAACCAAACACCGCAGTTGCCGCTATATGCCTTTACTGCATTGATGGCTTCGCGTGCGGTGCGGCACTCGATGCCCTCGGTGGCTACTTGGTAGCCTGTCTTATGGGTGATGCACTTGCCGCCTTTAAGCGTCAAGCCGTCATTGTCACGCAGTTTGAGAATGGTGCGAATGTTAATCATAACTGTAAACCTCTTGTATGTATTCAGTAGGGGTTGTACTTCCCCCTTCTGTACCTTAATTATACCACACTTTGCACCTTTTGTCAATAGACAAGTTGCACAAAGTTGAGGTTGGGGTTTTGGTTATTATCCCCAAACCTCTGCTTCTGCTTGCGCGGCAGTGGTGTAAACAGTGGTGGCAAGCACGCGCCCGTTGTTTGCTTGTGCGAACTCTTGTGCCGCGGCTTCAGTGGTGAACATAGCAAGAAGGTCAGCCTCAAACTCGGTGTTTTCCCATACTGCGTAGATAGTCATTTTTTGTACCTCTCATTTATGTATTTGGAAGGTCTTTCCCCTTCCTTCTGTAATAATTATACTACTTTTTGCCTCATTTGTCAAGCCTTTTTCAGGATTTTTTCTTCGTCATTTTGCACAAAATTTCGCGCGATTTTTATTTGATAGTTGTGCATTCTGCCCAACATAGGGCCCGCGCGGCCGCACACGAAAGCACAAGGCACTGTGCTTAATCAGCACAGTACCCTCTGCGATAGTTATTATTTATTGCGGTGAAGAGGAAGTGCGGCAGCCGCTCAATGCGAAAGTGTCTCTTCACTTGCCCCACAGTAGGACAGTACATAGTGATGATTTCCTCTTGTTGATTGCGGATAATCATCACACCAGTGGAAGTGAGATAGAGAGTGACAGCCTCGCGCCATTCTCTTCTATCCTCTTCTTTGATAGTCATCACTGTTCTACCAAAGCCAACCTCTGTGGCAATTCTTGCATACCTGTCAAGCCTGTCTTGCTCCATGTGTTTTGTAAGAGTTACTCTCATCATCATGGCGCTCACCTCACGCGTTCAGCGCCTTAAGAATTTCTCTGCGCTCTGCTTCAAGTTCGCGGCGTCTGTTCCAGTTCTCGTTCCACTTGTTGTAAGCATCGCACATCTCGATTGCCCACAGTTCGTTCTCGATTGCTTCAAGTCTTGCTTCCATCTTTGCTCTGTCCATCATTGTTCTTTACCTCTTTTTATGTATTTGGAAGGGGTCTCTCTCCCTCTTTCCATAATTATTATACCACATTGGGTGGCTCTTGTCAAGTGGCAAGATGCACAAACTTTTCATTGTTTGTTCGTGCATCTTGCACAAGGTTTATTAATCCTCGTACTTGTAAAGGAATGCGCCGTGCTTGCGCGTTTCCACTTGCATCTCTTGCTTGCTCATACCCATACAACACACTTTGTGTCCATCCCCAAACACGAACCAGTACCACTTCTTTGCCATTTTAATTTACCTCTCTTGTATGTATTTTTGAGGTTGGGCTCTTGCCCTTCCTTCTGTAATTATTATACCATAAAAGCAGGTGTTTGTCAATAGGTTTTTTGAAATATTTTTATTGTTTACAATTTGTTCACAATTTCAGGATTAACATAAAGTTTACAAATTATTAACAATTCGTTCACAAATTATTTACAAATTGTTTACAATTTAAAAACCGCACCGCGCCGGGTGTTCGCGGTGCGGCGATCGATTTAATGGGGCGTGTCTACACACCATTCGCGCGTATTTTTTTGGCCTGACTACACAGTAATCTCTCTCTATTAACCGGGGGTGGTTTATGGGAAAAAATTTTTTCTCGTTGTGGAAAATGGCTTTTCCTCGTACACCCACCCTCCAAATCTTTTTTCAATTTAGGAAAACGAAAACCCCCATCCTTCCCCTCATCTCGATAAAAAAAAGCGAGACACGCTTGCGCGTATCTCGCCTCGGTCGTTAAGGTTAATCATCTAACCCCATTTCAATTCTCAATACAACCCCATCTTCACTTTCATCAAAAGCCTTTAAACTTTTTACCATCTCGCTTTGATAATGCGGCCACACAGCCACAATCTCTCTCGCAGCTTTCGTATCTCTAAATCCACTCTTTATCCACTGCCATAATGCCGCAAATGGCTTCCACTTGCCGCCTATCTTAACCATCTCTCCAACATGGCAGAAACCAAATGCACGAGGCGGCATATGGGTCACGATATCCGCGCGGTTGCGGAAGACTCTAAAATTCTTCCATCTCTCTTGCAATTCATCCTTAACCCAAAATCCTGAATAAATGCGCGGCCCTTCAAAACTAATCCCCCAGCAGGTGCCGCGAATATCGGGGCGATGGAACCAGATACACTCATGCGCGAATGCGGCAAGGGCGCCGCCGTGACTATACCCAATCACCACGATCTTTTGCCACTTATACTCCAAATCAGTGAGGCTCTTGGTTTCCGTAATCTTCTTAATGATGATGTCCTCAACTTCTTTCCATGCGGCAAGGAAACCCCCGTGCACTCTATAGGGAATCTTCATGTCTTTATAAGGCTTGCGCCAATAGCTGAAGTTGCGGCGCCAATCAACATCTCCATTGCTACCCTCAAAATAGATATAAAGCGCGCGGCCGTCCTCGACGAACGCATAGTTTACATGATTGCCACACTCTTGATATTTGACATCATAAGCGCAATTTCTGAATAATTTTTCAAAGGTCATAATAAAATTCTCCTTTCATTATATTTTCCCTTTAAATATATAAAAATGGCGGCAATCCAATTAATTAAATTTGCCCTCAATGCGGCTGCCGCGTCTTGACTTCCGCAAAATTTTTTATTACACTTTCTATATAGAAGAACTAGTGAAAGGAGCCTTAAATGGACGAATATTTAGATGATCTCTTGCCCGATGATGTAGACGAAGTGGCTCCTGAAACGGAACAAGAGATACTTGAAGAAAAAATGGCGGCGATCGATGCTCCATTAAAGTTAGACTATAAACTAACTGACATTAATGATCGCGTCGCTCTTGTAGATAAAATAATTGCGGCGACCCCTAAGGAGAAATTAACCAACAGATACCTGGAGTATCTTGGCGACTATATTATGTAGGCAATCACCAAAGAAGAGCGCAAACAGCATCTATTCATGACAGACAATCGCCGCGTTACAATTGACAAGCGTGAGACCTCGCTTGAAGGTCTAATCGAGAAATTTGAGAACGGCGCCGATGGCATCTATAATATGATGACCAATGATAAAAATATTATCATGACGCCAAAAGTAGAGATTACTGAACAGGATATTGCGGAGGTACCAGGTCTACGCGAATTGCGCGAAGCCATTAATGTCGTAGAGCAATAGTATAAGGCGGCAACCGGCAAACGCAAATATGCATTAAAGAAACAGCTAATAGAAATGAGGCGCGACCAGTATGTGCTTAAAGGAATGTTTAAGCAGACAACAAAGGCGGCGCCTTGTTCGCGTGGAATCAACAAAGTTGACCTTTGGGAAGAGCGTTGGATTGATGCAGCGGGCGAGCCATAGAGTAAAGGTCTAGTTACATTTTTTAATCCTGACCATGTGGCGGCGATCCTGCGAAATTACAACGGTTTACAATTAGAAACTGCGGGCCAATATTGGAATGACTTTTTTTATTTGATATAGGACTTTGATGGATTAATTCACAGAGCATTAAAATATCAATAGCCGCTTCTTTGGGATTTAATGCAAATGAAGTTCCAAGGTAAGCAAAACATAGAAATTGCGGCCGCCCTTAAAGAGAAACATGGCAAGTCTTATACGCCAGAATATATCTCTTAGTTATGGGGGAAGAAAATTCCGAAGCTTATTTCTGAGCAAGAGAAGAATGATTATTTAATTCAATATTACTCCACGATTGCGCCGGAGAAAGCAAAGTGGAAGAAATGTTCAAAATGTGGACAAATTAAATTAGCTCATAATAGATTTTTTTCAAAGAATAATACCTCCAAAGATGGGTGGTACAGCCAGTGCAAATGCTGTAGAAATTCTAAAGGAAGGAGCTGATTATTATGGCTCAAACATATTGTGAAAAATGTAAACATACTATGGATGAAGCTAACTTCTATACATATAAAGATGGTAGTAAAACCGAGCTATGTAAGAAGTGCCTTACAATGCACATAGATATGTTTAATCCTGAAACCTTTATGTGGGTTTTGGAAAAAATGGACGTGCCCTATGTCCCCGCGGAATGGGACTCGTTGCGCGATAAAGATATTGAAAAGAAAGGTATTAAGGCGACTGCTAGCGCGGTGTTCGGTAAATACCTGTCTAAAATGAAACTTAAACAATGGAAAGAATACGGATGGGCGGACACCGAGAGACTTCAAGCGGAGAGTGCGGAAAAGGCGGCGATCCGTGCAGAAGAGTAGGCAGCTAAAGACGCCTATTACTAGGAACAGCTGGATGCAGGCGCTATTAGTGAAGCGCAATACAAGACGCTAGTGAGCGGCAAGACGCAGCTCGACCGCGCTTATAATCAAGTTGCCACTGGACAGTATTTAGGAAATGATAATCCTTATAATGAAAACTTTTTTATGAACGAGTCAGAGCTCGCGGATCCGGGAGCTGAGCTGACGCAAGAAGATAAGGTTTACCTTGCTATGAAGTGGGGTCGCCTTTATAAGCCCGGTGAGTGGGTTGAACTTGAGCGCATGTATACGGAAATGACAAATTCGTTTGATATTCAAGATGCTGACTCTGAGGCAACACTGATTTTACTTTGCAAAACTAACTTAAAACAAAATCAAGCTATCGACTCTGGCGATATTGAAGGCTTCCAGAAATTATCTAAAGTCTCTGAATCTTTGCGTAAGACCGCTAAATTTACTGCGGCCCAGAACAAAGAAGCAAAAGGAGACTTCGTTGACTCTGTAGGTGAGCTTATCCGCCTTTGCGAAACAGAGGGCTTCATTCCTCGTTTCTGCACAGATATTCCACAGGATAAAGTAGATCTTACTCTCGCTGACCAAAAGGAATATATCCGTAAGCTTGTAACGCAAGACCTGGGCTTTGGCCAACAGATCGAAGATGCTATTAAGAAGATTCAGATCCAAAAGGAAATGAATGAGGCGGCAGACCGTGCGCGCGAAGAAGCGGGCGATAACTATATTGATCCTATTGATGAAATAGATGATGAGGATATGGCAGCATTCTTTGAAGAGAAGGCTGCGCAAAGCGATCAAGATGAGTCGCTGTTTAAGGACGGTGATAAATCCTTATGGCCTTAGCAGACTTAATGGAATTGTCCCAATCTAAGGGGCAAAAGAAAATTGGATTATCAGAAGAACGCGTTAGGGCGGCGTTGCCAGTAGTGCGGCAATACGTCGCCTATTGGCGCGAGTATCCTGATATGTTTGTGGAATTTTTGTGCGGCGATAATAAAGAAAACTTTTAGCTGTTTTTCTATCAGCGCCTATTCTTGCGCGCCGTTATGCGCCATAGATATGCGTATGCAACTTTCCCCCGTGCTTACTCTAAATCATTCTTATCAGTGCTTGTGTTAATGTTGCGCTGTGTGCTTTATCCTGGGTCTAAGTTATTCGTAACGACTGGTGGTAAGGAACAGGCGGCAGGCATTGCTAAAGAAAAATCAGACGAGCTTTGTAAACTTATTCCAGGTTTGGCAAATGAGCTAGACTTGACAAGAGGTAAAACTAAAACTAGTAAAGATAATATTGAGCTTATTTTTAAAAATGGATCTAAGCTAGATATCATGGCGGCAAGGCAGTCTTCGCGTGGTCGTCGTGCAACAGGCGGTCTAATGGAGGAATGTATCCTTATCGATCAAACGCTATTGAATGAAGTTATTATTCCTACAATGAACGTTGACCGTAGATTGGCGGACGGCACATGGCAGGAAAAAGAAACAGTTAATAAATCGCAGATTTATGTCACTACCGCGGGTTGGAAAAACAGTTTTGCTTATGAGAAACTTATTCAATTGCTTATTCAGTCTATTATCGACCCGAGTGAAGCGATTGTTATGGGCGGCTCTTGGCGCGTTCCGGTTATGGAGAAGCTGCTTAAAAAGTCATTCATTGAAGAACTTAAGCTCGATGGAACTTATAACGATAGCTCCTTCGCGCGTGAGTATGAATCAGAATGGAGCGGCGATGCGGAGAACGCATACTTCTCAGCTGAAAAGTTTGATAAACATAGACAGCTATTGCAGCCTGAATACTAGTATAGCGAGCGTAGCTCTAAGAGCGCATATTATGTACTAGGCGTCGACGTAGGTCGTAAGGGTTGTACCACAGAGTGTGTCGTTATTAAGGTGACGCCGCAGGCCCAGGGTTCGGCGCTTAAGACTATCGTTAACATCTATACCTGGGACGAAGAGCACTTTGAGCAGCAGGCTATTAACCTTAAGCGCTTGTTCTACAAGTATCGTGCGCGCGCTATTGCGATTGACGCCAACGGTCTTGGTATTGGTCTTATTGACTTCATGGTGAAGAATCAAACCGATCCAGAAACAAATGAATTGCTCCCAAATTTTGGAGTTGAGAATGATGATGAAGGATTTTATAAAAAATATAAGGACGGAGACACCGAAATAGATGCTATGTATCTAATCAAGGCCAATGCGCCCATTAACACCGAGGCGCACACCTACGTGCAGACTCAGCTTAGTAGTGGCAGAATTAAGTTCTTGATTGATGAGAACCAGGCTAAGGTTAAGTTAATGAGCACAAAGATGGGTTAGTCTATGGATAACAGCAAACGAGCTGATTATCTGATGCCCTTTACACAGACGACTATTCTGCGTGAGCAGATGCTGAATCTTGTAGAAGAGAACGAGGGTGTTAATATTATCCTTAAGCAATCTTCTCGTAGTATCAAGAAGGATAAATTCTCCGCTTTTGAATATGGCTTATATTATGTAAAGCAAGATGAAGATAGAAAGCGCAAGAAGAAAAAGCGTAATATTAGTGAGATGATGTTTTTCACTTCTAACTAAAAATTTTTAAGGACATTTTTGATAAATATGATTAACTTAATTTTTATATATATACAGTGAAGGAGGATTGGTATAATGAGAGCTTCTAGAGGCGAGATAAAAGTCGCAGAGATACTCACTGAAGCCGGTTTGTCTTTTACCGAAGAATATTCTTTCCCGGACTTGTTAGGTCATACCGGACGCCCGCTCCGCTTTGATTTTGCTGTGTTCGATGATGATGGTGAACTTGATTTCTTAATTGAATACCAAGGTATCCAGCATTACGAGCCCAAGTCAAAATTCGGCGGCATAGCAGGTTTACGCCAACAGCAGTATTATGATATGCAAAAACGCGAATATTGTAAGAAACATGGAATCATCCTTGTTGCAATACCTTACTTTGACGATCCGCGCCTAAACTATGACTACATAATGCATGCGGCCGGCTATTAAGTTTAGTATGAGTTGACTTGACCGAAAATTTTTCGTATAATAAGAGAGAAAGAAAAGAGGTGCATATCTTGATCAATCGAAGAGAAGAGATTAAAGCAAAGGGTTTTAAAATGACTCTTTCTAATAGCACCACAGATGCTGCTGAGCGTTCTATGACCGATTTTTCAAAAATTAAAGTCGGTTTGAAAACTTTAGAGGACGCGGTTATTGAGTTAGGTGATTATCGCAAAGCTAATCCGCGTCTCTCTGATAAAGCTGCTATTCTTCAAGCCATTAATAATAACGATATTGTGACAATGAGAGAGGTTTCCGCCTTTTTCTATCGCATCAGTGGTATTTATTCAAGACTTGTTAAGCACTTGAGTAATTTCTATCGTTACGATTGGTTGCTTACCCCTTTTGTTCCTGCGTCAACTAAAATGACTCCAGAACGAATTA